TTCATTTCCAACTGTTTCTTTTTTAATTACAATCAATTCGTTCATGATGTTATCATCTTCCTTTTTATTTTTTGTTTCTTCACACTGAAAATGTTACAATCCAGTGTGAAGATAGTCAACGGTTATTTTTTAATTGTCTATCCCGTTCCCGGGATATTTTACCCAGTCCCGTTTTGACACGACCTTTTCCCAAGTGTCTTGGAGGACTTCCGAAAGCAACCACCCGCGCTGAGTGCAATATCCCATGAGGTAAATCATAATATCCCCCACGGCGTCCCGGGCTTCGGCATCAAATTCTGCGGAGGTTCCTCTTATCCCCTGTTTCTTTTTGAGGTCTGCGTGGGCAAGCTCCCCAACCTCTTCCACAACCCCCTTAAAACAATCGTCTGCCACTTGATCGGGGAAGTTCTTTTCAGTCCATCTTTTGTGGAGGGTTTGAATTGTATCGATATCTATTGGTTTCTTCATTATTTCACCATCCCTTTGACGCCTGAAAGGTTCCATTTGTAATTGTACCCGGACTTGGCTCCCGACGCCCATGAATGTTTGTCTGACACTTTAGATCCTTTTTCGGTGGGCTCCCAACAGTTAGCTGTTTTCACTTGCAACCCAAGCCTTTCGAGTTCCCTATTCATTTTAATAGCGGATATCCCAAAATGTTTTCCAAGCTCCGTGGGTTCGAGCATAACCTCTGTTTTCTTAATGTTGTTCTGCGCGGGTGCTGAGATAAGCGCTTGGGAAAAATCAACACCACATCTTGCCTTTGTCTGTTTTACTGATTCAATCTGCGCGATATGTTCCGGGACATTGAAAAGGGTCCGGGCTTTCAGTTCATCCGCCAGGATATCGGATGGAGCATTGGAATATGAAACCACCTGAAGACCTTTTTCAAGCTCTTCCAACTTATCGATAATAGCCGCTCTCAACTTTATGGAGTAACCGGACACCAGGATCAAGACTTCTCTCTTCGGGAGTCTGTAGCACTTTTGATCTCTCCCATAACTGTCTTTGGAGATGTGCCGAAAAACCGTCCCATCTATTTCCAATGATTTGAACAGGTTGCGAGTGTCGGTCAAAACATGTTTATGGGCTTTCCCTGTCTGTTTTGCTATCTCCACGGTTGTCATTGATACGGTTTTAATTTCTTTAACGGTTGCGATTTCAGTCATTGTTTTTAATTTCCTTTTTTAATCTTAATTGTCTATGCTATCGAAAACTCTTTCGCCATATCGATGGAAATGATACAATCCTTACGCTTTTTTGCCCCGGATACCTGCTCCACAATTCTATGGAGCAGGTCGTAATCAACCCCTTGCACGAAATCATATTGTTTAATTCCGTCTTCCAACCCAGTCTCCGAACTGGCGCTTACTTCCCAGAAACTCCCAAAGTTCCCTTGCATCCACTGAATTAACTTCTTCATTTCCAACTGTTTCTTTTTTAATTACAATCAATTCGTTCATGATGTTATCATCTTCCTTTTTATTTTTTGTTTTCGTCGGTGATAGGGCAACCGGCCATTAACCATCTTGCGGATTTAAAAGTTGATTTTACGTCAATTTTGGCCCGATGAGCCACGGGCATGTCCAGGCCCGTGGCCATCTCGTAAAGCTCTCCATTCTTTAACCTGCGACCCCTCAAGTGCATGGACCGTTCAACGGTACAATAGTGGATAGGCGGGTACGGAAAGGCAAGCTCTTTACCAATGCGGAGAAGCTCATTATAGAGGACCCCCACATCGAAAGATAAGTTGTGGGCCACCATAGTGTGACACCCCAGGAAGACCCCGGCAATTTTCTTGTAAGATTCAGCAAATACCGGGGCTTTGTTCGTCATCCCGTTATGGATCCCGGTTAATTTGGTGATAAACCTCGGAATTGGGACCGGGCAATAAACCAGGGTGTTGACATCCTTAATGAATTTTCCCTGATCCGTAAATTTGGCTGCATAAATTTCCGTGATATGCGGCTGCAGTTCTATCGGGGTTCCTGTGGGTTCGAGGAGCCCCGTCGTCTCAGTGTCGAAATAAACGATTGCCATTTAAACACCACTCTTGAGATAAAAATAAACATCCCGATATTGAAAAGAACCATCATCCTCAAGGTCATATTGAATCCCGTCATCATCGAGGTCATGGAGCAAGGAACCATATTCATCATCGTTGAGATTTATCTCACTGATGGCACCGTCCCATGTTGAATCAATGATATGATCAACCTGTATTTTTATTGTTGAATAAACAATTTCCATTTAATTTACCGTCGCAAAAAGGTTTGGGGTGAATGTAACCATTGAATTTGACCCGTATCTTCTGAAAAACATTTTCCCGATTTTCAGAGCATAGGCCACTTCCGCGATGGCACCTGGTGAAGTATTCCAACCCGGCAGGGCAAACATGATGTCGCAAGCCCGTATCTGGGCGAACGAGATATCCATATATTGAGCCTGGGTCAAACCAATGGGGGTGTCGGCCGGGCTCAAGACAGTATAGCCCTTGTTTACAAGGAAAGTTTTAGTTGCATGAAAAGCGGGTTTATTGAACTCGGGAACACCGGACATCGGGCCGAAAACATAAGCTATTTTTTTACTGTTCATTCTTTATACCCCTGTTGTTGTGACTTTTACACCACTTACCAGCATCTCCCGGGCCTCGTAGCCAGGGCGAGATGGGAGGTAAACCTGATCCAGATCTCGGACAAGGTGTTCGTATTCGGTTGGACTAAGAACCACGGCATCCAATGACCCGGGCTGATCCTTATTCATCTTGGCGGCGTACCTGATAAGCTCTATCATCTTTCCTTTTACGTATTTTTCAGTCAAAATCGTACTCCTCTATTTTTGGGTATTTCCCAGAATCATCAACAAAGATCCTGGAGGGTTTTTTTAATTCGTCGCAAACTTCCAGGGCACCGGCCAAAGTATCTGGGCTTTTTACCTGGGACGACCTCATGCCCCACCAATGGTTGGCTTTATACTTTGCGTATCCCACGTGCTCCACGCAAACAGGCTCTTTAAACTGCTTCATTCCGCAGATATACCGTACCATAAGGATTCCGGTGCCGTCAACCTTATAAATGGGTTCATATTCAATTTGCTCTATTTCATACCATTCTGATTTACACGGTTCCAGCATGACTTCAGATTCTTTTGATGAACCATAAAGGTGGTGTTTGAATAGAAATTTAGTTTCGCATTCAGGGCAAACGCGGACGGCGGCGTGAACGATCTCCCCACAGTTTTGGCACATTTTCATGATAGGTTCGCCGCCACCTTTGCCTTTTACTTTAACCACGGGATTATCAATCGGCCCCAGGCGACAAAGATTGCCAGCAAAATCTTTCACTAAACAGTCTTTTTTCCCTTTACATGGTCGGAGACCTCTTCCAATTATCTGGACATGGAGGGTGGGCGACTGGGTAGGGCGGAGTAGACCCACAAGATCAACTTCCGGGACATCGAAACCAGTGGTCAGGACCGCGACGGAAACGAGGCATTGGTACCCGTCCGGGTCTTTAAATTTGCCTATGACTCCTTTTCTTGGGGCTTTCATTTTCGAATGAACCACCCCAGTTTCGATACCCCGGGCGTTCAATTCCCCTGCGATGTTTTCACAATGGTCAATATCAATGGCGAACAGTAACCACTTTTTCCGGGTCTCCTTGTATTGCATCAATTCATCGACTATGGAAGCGGTTATTGCTTTCCTATCGAACTCATCGGAAAGGGCTTTTGTTTGAAAATCCCCACCCTGTTTTTTGATCCCCTTTGTCGCCATTCCGTTTTCAAGGGAGCCTTTGGAGGTCACAAGGGCAAGGTGCCCCTGCTTCTGAAGGGTTGAAATTTTAATGGTATAGACGATCTTATCAAACAAGGCTCCTTCCCCCTCATGGAGGAACCCGGCACCTAAACGATAAGGTGTGGCAGTGAACCCGATAACGGGGGTTTTGACGGTCTCAAAAAAAGTGTGCCATCTCCCAGTTTTTTGATGGGGGATAGTGTGACACTCATCTACGATTGAGAGGTTGAAATCGTCGAACAGTTCCGGTTTGTTGTAAATGGTCTGGATACTGGCAACGGTTACTTTGCCAATGGTTTTTGACCCGAGCCCAGCGGCATAAAGGCCGATTCGGGTTCCTGGCATTTGCTCAACGAGCTTGCCATGGTTCTGAGAAAGAATTTCTGCATTGTGGGAGATGACCAGGATTTTTTTCTTTGGCCACATTTCCTGGATCTTCCTACACAATTCGGCAATGATAATTGACTTTCCTGCACCCGTAGGTGCCACCACAAGGGGGTTGCCCCTCCCGCCTTTTATAAAGTAATTTATCGCGGCGTTAAGGGCGTCCCTTTGGTAGTCCCGTGGGATATATGAGGGACTTTTTTTCATTATTTTAAACACCTCGATATGTTCATTTTCCGGTAAGAGCCCCCCTTGAGGCAATTACATGGAACCGTTTTTACCCCTGGCAAAGACAGGAACCCAGTGTCCCCACAAGATAAACATCGGGGTTTCCTGGGTTTGCGCCCATAAGTGTTGTGAAATTCTTTTCTCTTCTTTATTCCAATAGAGCATATGCAAAGATGTGGATACCCACCGATGTTAACGCGATTTGGCAAAAATCCGGTATCATGACAAGCAGAACAGGCTGGTGGAGTGTATTTTCTCTCTTCGGCCATAGTTTTTAGGGCCAGAACAACCCTTTTTCGTCTAACCGCGCGTTGATGTTGTCTCTTCCCGAACAAATCCCACCAAATAGAAACGATAAGACCGAGAATTACAACTTGGAAAACCACGATGGCCAATGTGCTCGACAAAGGTAGGCCCACAATGACAGCCACCCAACAATTATGCAAAGAAATCACAAAATCAACCATTTAAACCTCCTAAAAAGTGTGGCTCTTTTCTTGATAACCACGGTTAAATTATTTATATTTCCCAGGCAGCTACGGACGATCCACCAATTATTGAAACGGGGTGGGTTGACATGGACCCAAAGGCCCGGTAGCGCTTGCAAGGCTTTTTTTGTTGAGCAAATGAAAGGTCAAGTCCGTGAAGATCACACTCCCACCTCCCTTCGTCGCAAAGCGAAACATGCTCACAGGTCCGGCACGTTTTTACCGGATCCTCTCCGAAATGACACACACCGTACGCGGAACAATACTTACAGGAAAACCAATCGGGGCCATGAGCCCGGACCGGGGGAGTCTCTGTGGTGATAATCGAATAAGCCCTGGCGATCAGATTATCCGCAAAATTGATGTCCAGGGAAACCCTTTCGTAATACCTTTCGTCGTTATCCTTGCACACGACGATATAAAGGGCGCGGGTTAGCTTCAGGAGTCTCATATACACTTGCATCTGAGAATAGTGGACAGGCTTGCACACCTTAACACCCTTTTTCTTTAAGGGGGTAAAATTGGCTTTATTCGACGTTTTATACTCTCCGAGGTGGTCAGTAGTTGGAGCGTCTGGAACGTTTTTTAAAATGTCATCCATATGACCCAAACAATGGCCATTACAACAGGAAACTTCTGGTTGGTCGTTCGGGTCTACGGTGCAAAGAACGCCAGCCCTGCGGAGGTCTGCCTGGATTATCGGTTCTTCATTGTGTCCACGTTTAAAAAGGCGGAGTTGCTGGGATGTAAATTCCTCCAGAAAGCACAAACGGAATGAATACCATAGGTAGCGGTCGCATTCATGACCCAGTTCAGATACCCCGAGGTATCGCCGAGGTTGGGACATTTCCCGGCGGTCCTCGATTATCCTTTCGATTTTGAGTCGCATGTCTTGTGGTAAAAGTGTCATTTATGCGGTCTCCGTGATAATGATTTCAGCGTTTGTTTTTATCCTAATTCCATCGCAATTGAACATGATAAACCCAGGGAGACAACCTGGGAAAGCCATTCCGGTAATGTTCCGGTATAACTTGTTCGTTTTAACGATCAGGATGTTTTTTCCTTTTATCGAACGGGCATCCCTTATTTTTGTATTTTCCATGAACTCTGCTACCGGACCTTTCGTCATATGTTACTCCTTTTTTGCTATAATTACGTGCCATTAAAAAAGGAGATAAACTCACCCTTTTTAATGGCCCCTGGATCAGCGCGACCCAATCCAGGGACCGAGGAGCCAGGTATACTAAGCCTGGCCCCAGGGAACAAAGAAGAGCACGTACTACAAAAACAAACCTTTATCATAGGGTGACTCAAGAGTCTCCTTTTGGTTTTTTAATTTAGTTTTATTTTGGAAACAGGCAAATCCCGTTTCCATTTTAGAAACCGTAAACCGTCGTTTATGATCTCAATAGGTGGGAGGAAAGGCACCACCCTTTCCTCCGACCCCGGGAACCATATCCAAGGGGAGACGCACCTATTCAGGTCATAAACCGGAAAGGCGCAACCTCTTTAAAAGTTGCGCCTTTCTTTTAATCACATTTTACAGTTACCAGGCATCACCGTCTGCATCGTCGGGACCATCCACAACGGGTTCTTCTGTGTCATAAACCTCTTCCGGGGCCTCTGTACCAATTGGGTCTTCCTCGGGAGCCTCGGGATCATCATCCCCAAAGTCTCCCTCAATTTCCGGGGGAGTTGTATCCACGGGAGGTTTTGTTGATCCACCTATCTTGACTGCTCCCTCTTTATTCATGGTTTCGGCTTCAGGAGGGGGGGATGCCCCTGCTTTTTCGTACATGACAGGTTTGTTTTTGTCTGGGTGAACCCCTTTCTTGTCCTTTTCCAGACCAACATCAAGCACAAAGGGAATTCCATGTAGTTCAGTGGTATCCTGGATTGATGCCTTTCCGACAGCCCGGCATAATGTCGCAAGCTCTTTGTGGGCGATTTGAACCGCAACGGGATTTGCGTTGATGATGTTCATGTTGGTAAAGATCAGTCTCCCTTTGTATTTTCCGTATTGGATGGTGAAGGTTAAGGAAATGTATTTCCCTTTTTTGTCTTTTGTTTTTTTCACGTCGGATTTGGTCACAGTTGAAAGGTATTTCCCCAATGGGATGAGGTCAAAACCACTTTGCATGTCATCGTGTTTACTCGCGTCGAAAGCTCCGCCTATTCCAGCCATATTTTTTAATATCCTTGTATATAAAGTTGTTATCTATGAACCTTCCGACCACACGCCGGAAGGTTCTTGTGATTTATTTGCAATTCTCTGTTAAAAGTTGCACCCTATGTGGAGGCGATTATTACTCCGGGAATCCACCATCATCCCCTGGGAAATCGTCTGTGTCGCCTTCACCTTCCTCGACGCCGAAACCATCTAGTTCATCGTCACCAGTAGTATCCCCCTCAGGTTCAGAGTTCTCCAAAGAGGCAAGGGCGGCTTGCGCCCGGGCGTCTGCATCCCGCTCGACACTGGTCTCTGCCGCTTCCTCTGCTTCTTTAGCTGCCAGGGCGATAGCGTCCTCTTTTGCTTTTTTAGCTTCTGCGGCTTTTTTACGTTTTGCGGCGGCTGCTTTTTTCTTTGCGACCTCTTCAGCCTTTGCGAGTTCAGCCTGTTCTTTGATTTTTGCCTGTTTTTCAGCGTTTGCCTGGATCTGGGCGGCGTCGTCCGTTGCGGGAGCGGGTTTGGTTTTCGGTGTGGTCGTTGGGGTTGCAAGGACTTTTTTAAACATGGCGGTCAGGTTCGGGGGTTCCATATCCCGAAGGTTTTCACCCCTGGATTTCGCAACGTACTGGAGACACGGCTGGGTTTGGAGGTATCGGTACTTTCCACCCCCCTCTTTTTCACCGATCCTCATGGGGAGGACAAAATCAAACCAGTATGGTAGTTTTGGGCCGATTATTCTCCCGGGGGCTGACGGGGCAAAAGTGTCGATGCCCGTATACTGGTCTTCTGTCCGCTTGAGTTGGGCTATGAAATAAACATGTTTGTCGTTGATGTCCCGGAACTTTTTGAGAATCGGCATTAAGGCGTCTATCATGGCACCATGCGCGGCCCGGGGGTCAGGGTTCCCGTCCGGCGGGTTATCCTTGAAATACTGGAGGCAATTTTCAGCGATTTCAGACACGGAGTCAAGGCTAACGGTTTCAAATTTGGCGCACTTCGGGGACATTATCATGTTATAAGCTTCATCGAGGTCAAGGTGGTTTTTTACTTCAATGACTGGGATTTTGGGGCCTGTGTTGAGAGACAGGAGACCGTTCTCACCTGAAATGATGATAGGCTTCGGGGCAGTACCGATCAATTTTGTTTTGCCAACACCTGATTTACCGAAAACAAGAACCTTTGCAAATTTTCCACACTCTTTCGTCGTTGTAAGGCGAATAGCCATATACTTTTTTCCTTTTTCTTCTTCGTGAATTAACTGTGACGTGAGTGGAAATATACCACTCACGCCCTTTGTGTCAAGATGTTTTACGCCTCAGACAGTTTAACCTTGAGGGTTGGTGTTCCCGGCTTGGCGATGACGATTCTTTTTAAAAGAGAATCTTCCGGCAATTTGTTGTAAGAGCCTGTCTTTACAGTAGGTTTGAACTGAATACATTCCCTTTCCACCGGGGTCAAGTCCTTCCAGACAATTTTTAACTCCTCAGGAGTCACCGTAAAATTGAGATTGGCGGTAACACTCGCCTTGGATAGACCATACATCCCGTGGTGGGTTCCTTTTATTTCATCCCCCAAGACGTCATCGGCTATCAAGTTACGGAGTTGAAGCTCTCTGAATTTGAACTTATCGAGGTTGTCTTTCGCGGTAACCCACCCTTTCAGGATATCCCTCGTTATCTGTTCACTTGCCATTGGTTTTCGCCTCCTCTTTTTTAAAATCGTCAGCAAGACCTGTGTATCCAGCTTTGTCAACGCAATTATCAGGGTTATATTTTTGCCCCGTGAACCTTGCTGTTTTTAAAAGGTCCATCATCATGGCGGTGTCGCTCTTTTTAAAATGAGTTATCATTCCTCGACCTTTGCAATAAGCGTTCCAAAGATCCGCTGTTGTCTGAAATGAATCTTCCGGTTTTCCGTTGGGGCCTATTTTTTCATCACCACCGTTTATGATTCCCATGGCTTTCGAAAGACACAAGCCCCGCCCACTTGGTTTTTCATCCGTTGGAAACGTTTTTTCATTTGTGTATAGTTCACAAGGAGGACCATTTTTATAGTACAGTCGTTCGCACATATGGTTTCTTTTACAAGAATCGCACCACTGCTCTATTAAAGACATTACTTTTCCTTATTTTAATATTTACTACATTCCCGCCAACATATCGGTGTCATTAAGGACATCCCCGTCTGGATAAGGACCGAAACCATCCAAATCATCCTCAAGGTCTTTGGAGGTTTCATCATGGATAAAGTCACCACCCACAAGTTCAGAACTTTCTTCTGTGGTTCCAGTCACCTCGGTTATCACGACTTTTTCCCGGGACTCCACTTCTTTTTTAATCTCACGGCGACTGGTAGCCAAACTCTCTTTGTCGGCAGCGATTGCGGCGACCCTCTGTTCGATTTCTTCATCGGCTTCAGGGGAAGAGTAACCCCTTTTACCGACTATGCCACGTATTGCTTTCAGGGTCGCTTCATCCTGTTTGATTCGGACTTCGAGGCGATTGTTCCCAGCGAGTTTTTCCTTCAAGACCCTATCCCGGTCCTTTTTCATAATACCTTCCAGGATAATAGAATCTTTTCTCTCTTTTTCTTTTACCTTTTTCTCCAGTTTAAGGTCCTTTTCCGCCTTCTTGTTGTGTGCTTCCTGAGTTTTGGCGGCTTGCTTAGCGGCTTTACCGGCCTCAATCGCTGATTTGTTACCATGGTCCTTGTGTTTCGTCCTCTTGAAAGCCTCTCGAAAGTTTGCAAGATTATCTTTCCCGGGTTCAATGCTGACCCGTAAGGTGTAGAGTGGGGAATCGATTTGCTTGGCGTACGTGCCACCTCCCCACCCTTCAGAACAAAGCCTGTCAATGGTCGCACAGGCAGTCCCCAGATCCTTAACGGTGATTGTGATTTCCTGGGAACCAACAATGGCTGCACGATATTCGACTGCCGGGCGTTCTGGCTGGGGTTTGATCTGTTTGGTTTTGAAAATCTTTGAGTCTCCTGCCTTGATGACCAAAAGTTCAGATGATGGGTCAATGGTGCTGCTCTCTTCGATGTTCTCTATGTCGTCAATGTTCTCTGTTTCAATTTCTGGCAATGTAATATTCTCCTTTGTTTTTGTTTCGCCCGAAATGGGCGTTAACGGTTAGTTTAATCGGTTTTCACTGGTTTTCATGTTATGGTATGCTGTAGCGATTGCGGCCCGGGCTGTGGGACTTTCTGAGTGACTCATGAGGGTGTTAATCTCAACAACAACGGGTTCCGTGTACAAGCCTTTCAACTCCATGGACCAGTTTTCAATCTCTTCAGTACGGCGAACTATATTCTCCATTTTCAAAGCAGCCATGTGGATGGTCCCTGCGTCATAAGACAGGGACTCAGCAACCTTGTTAAGTTTCATTTTCGATGATGCCAGTGCCAGGGAGTCGAGTTCAACCCGACGTAGGTGGTCGGAATAGTCCTCTTTATGGAACATATGGGTACTGGTGCTAAAAGAGCCTGTTGTCATTGCAAACCCCTGGACCTTAACTTCACGGGGCAATTTCGATGATTCAAGTTCTGCCTTTACCCCCCGGAAAACCTCCTGGGGAGCATGTGGCCATATTTCTGAAAATTCCCGGATGACAATCACATAATTTCCAAAATTATCTGTTTCATACTGTTTACCCATAACGTGTGTCCTCCTATTTAAGATTGACTCCCAAAACCTGGCTGATAAGTGCCTGGTAGGCGGTCCAATCTTCGGTGTTTACGGCGGCGTCCATGGCGGCTTGTTCGGTGTCGGTTGCTACGTCCTGGAACTTCAAAAACTCAACAAATCCGAGGTTTCCTTTGTAAACTGCCATGACCGTCTCCTTTAAAAAGGTTTGGGGCCGTTTCCGACCCCGTGGTGGGGCGATACTAAAAGGTTGCATTCCACAGGTGTGTCATGACCTTGATGCGGGAGAACCGGGCAAGGGCGTCGGCGTGGGGAATGGCATCAACAAGAACTTCTTTGGTTTCAATGTCGATAATAACCGAATTAAGGTCGTCAATTTTCTTGATAAGCATTGTCGATTCCATGTCATTCCCCTTTTGTTGATTTTGTTGTGGTTCCACCTTGCCGACCGAGAGCCGACATTCCCACAACTATTTTACCAGGTGGTGATTTTTGATGTACATTCCCGCTCTTCTTTATAATGATGATGGTACCGTCAGGGCGGCGTATGTACCGCCGCCCTCCTGCTACCTGATATGATTTAAAACCGTATCCCGCCATTACCCAAGCACCTGAACTATTTCACCGTTCTCGTTTACAACACAATATCCCAAGGTTTCGATAAATTGAATAGTCATTTTTGACTCCTTATATAATGCGGTTGTTGTTGGTGGTGGTGGTGCTTTGTAATGCCGGTTTAGTAATTCCTGTTTAGTTTAAATGAAAAGGTCCCGATAGGAAGCGAACACTTTCTTTAGTACTTTTTCCGAATATGTATTTACGTAACCCCAGCGCTCGTGCGGGGTCTTGTCTACAGACAATCCGTTATCCTTGCTAAGCTGGGTTGCTTGTTTCCCCAGGTGCTTTGCCGTCCGGGTGTCCACCTGGGTCTTGGTGATGTTGGCGTAGGCTGTGATGGAGAAGTAACCAGGGTCAGTGCATTGGCGGGCTTCAACGATCGCCAGGCGGGCCTTGATCTTAGATTGTTCCTGTTCCACAACAAGCAATGCCTGGGCTGACTGGATAATTAACTCTGTTGGAGACAGGGTGCCGATAGTATCGGCCTCCTTTTCCAGCTCTTCCAACTTATCGATAATAGCCGCTCTCAACTTTATCGAGTAACCGGACACCAGGATCAAGACTTCACGTTTCGGGAGGTTGTAACACTTTCTGACCTTCCCACGGGCATCTTTAATTGACCGCTCAAAACTGAGCGGTGAGATTTCCAACGATTCAAACATCTTACGAGCATCGCGAATTACATTCCGATGCTCTTTCCCAGTCTGCTTTGCAATTTCAACAGTCGTCATTGATACTGTTTTAACAGTTGTGATTTCAGTCATGGATTAAATTCCTTATTTTGTTTTCATTTAATGTCCCCAACGGGAGGCACGAACCGTAGCTCATGCCCCCTTTGGACTCATTAAACTTGTAACACGGCATTCGGTGGCGGTGTTACTATTTTGTACCAGCGCTGCGGCAGTCGATGGCGGCGGCGTTGTTTTGTAGTCTACATATAATGAACTTGTTTTTTTGGATAATTTTATAGACGATTTTAAACCATGTGAAAGCGGGCGCTTTTATGGATCGTCTTTTATAAAGTTTGGTGTCTCCCGGGTCTCTTTCGCTTGGCTCACGAATTGAAAGAGAATCCTCCCGGGGCTTAACCTCCCCCTATGGTGCCAATCGTCTCCGGTCAAAGTCCATTAGGCTTGCGCCTTATGGGTGCCGGTCCGGGGGTTTTACTTTACCCCTGCACCTACTCTGATATATTCAGAGTCATAAGTTTTGAGTCGTTTGTTTTATCCGAGTGGGCCTTTTCGGCTACTTACTCGGGGCCTTTACTGTCTCCCCCGTCTCGGTTTCCCTCTCAACTTGAAACCAGACTATACCCTGGGAAAAACCCTGTCAACAACTATTTTCACAATACTTTCGAGAAGACCCATAATTACCGTTGACAATCAAGCCTGGTGGACCTTTCAGGTATGAAAACTTTTTGTAATATTCCCCTTGCAATCCTGTTTTGACCCAAATCACACCGGAAAATTAAGAGATGATACGAAAGATATTGGAATGATAATGATAATGAAACCGGGCTGTTAGCAAGAACTGTGCCAAAGTTAAGGAAAAATACTCCTTTTTTCGGGGCTTTTTCCTCTGTATTGGTTCGTGGTGGGTGACTAAAAATGACCTTTATATAAGACCCACCCAAAGGTGTTTTTGCTTTACCAGAAAAGAATAAAAGTTTTCCTTGACACATCCTTCCCTACCCGGTATTCTCCCCTTGTACAAAGGAATAAGGATAAAGAACAAAAACCTGTAACTTAAAAGGATGTCAAAAAATGAAGGCCAAAGAGAGAGCTTTTTACGAC